TTAGACCCTATGAGTAATCTATTTATGCCTATAGAAACAGATGAAGCAGAGATAGCTTCTATAAGAATATTTAAATCAGGGATATACTCAGGATTGCAAAGAAAGATAACAGGAAGAGACAAGACTACTACATTTAGGCCTAATGAATCAGGAGATAAATCAGGAGATAAATCGGAAGAATATCAAGCAACAGTAGACCTTGTCGACCTTGCAGCTACAGGTGACGTATCAAGTTTAAACGCTTTAGTAGATGAAAACCCAGATTTTGTATCAAGTTATGATATTACAGGTAAAAAAGATAATATGATATTAGTGTTTATAGATCCTGATGGAAACAGAATGGCTCCTATACCATTAACAGGTCTAGGTGTAGATGTAGGTAAGCAAATTGCAGCAAAATTACAATTAAAAGCTCAAAAATATCTTGATAAATCTAAATTAAAAGGTACTGATAAAAAAGCAAAAGGTAAAGTATCTTCATATAAAAGCATAACAAAAAAGTTTGGAGGCTTAGGTGCTTTTAATTTAGGAGTTTCAGAAAAAAATGGTATAAAAAGAGCAGGTACTGCAGCTGAAGTTTTTGCTACTGCAGTAGAAAATAATCCTGACGAAGATGAGGTTACTGGTATAGCAAATACTATAATCCAAAAAGCCATAAAAGAATATGATATTGACTCAAATATACAAGTAAGTCATTCAGATGAAAGTGGCCCTAATGACAGATATGTAATCACAGTAGATGGTGTAGATTACAAAAGCCCAGCGCAATCAAGCAGTGAAAATCACACATGGCTTCAAAAAAATATGGATATAGTCTTAAGAGGAGGAAAGCCATCAGGTACAGTATCAGGAGGAGTCGATTACGAAAACAAATAGAACATAATGGATAAAGAAGTATTACAAGACTTATACGATAGAGCTACATCAAAAGGTTATAGTAAATCTATAGAAGAGTTTGAACAACTAATAGGTTCTGACCAAGAAGTTTTAAATGACAATTTTGAGTATGTTCAATCTAAAGGATATAAAAAAGACATTGATTCTTTTTCTACATTAGTAGGATACGGTGAAAAAAAAAATCAAGTCGATACTCCTTCAGATGGGGAAGAGGTTCTTACGGAATCCACTACAGAGACGGAAACACTGCTTGGGTCTTCGGATGGTTTAGAAGTAGAAGTTGAAGAAGAATTCAATATAAACATTGACGCACCAAATAGAGAGGGTGTTCAATTAAATGACGATGGAAGTGTATCTACGCACAAAATGAAAACCGAAACTCTTGATGGAGAAAATTGGTTTTCTTTTCCTACAATATTTCAAAATGAAGACGGAGAGTTTGTTGACATGTCTGAGCAAGCAGAATCAGATTGGAAACCTGTTTATGAAGAAGCTAAGAAAAGAGGAGAGGTTGCTGATTTTGGAATAGATAAAGAATCTGCATTAGCTTATGGCCAAGGTTCTTGGAAGGAAAGATATGATGCTAGAAAAAACAAAAATTTATTAAAAGATGACCTTAGTTCTTTGCTTGAAAAAGCAACAAACCCAAATAGAGAAAGAGGAGAGGGAAGTATAAGATTTACAAAAACCGACAGAGCTATTGAAACTCAAGGTGAGTTTTTAGATTTAACTATAGACGAACAATTAAAGTTAAAAATAGAAGCTGACCCTAATATTCAAAAAGCATTAGCTATTGGATATGTAAAACAATCAGATATAAACTCCGCACTAAAAGGAAATAGAGAATCGATTAAAAAACTACAGGAAGTTTCTGTAAAGTCAATTAAAGATAATGCAGTAAAACTGCAACAGGAAAAGGAAAAAGAATATTCTCAATATTCTGATGTAAAAAACTTCAATTATACGCCTGAAGAAAAAGAAAAAAGAAATGCTATAATTAAAAAGGTAAAAGACTTTGATGCAGAAACAGCAAGGCTTATAGATTTGGCAGGTCCCAATGCAAGTGTTGAAAAGCTTCAATCTATATTTCAAAGAGAAGATGGAGCTTATACTGATGAAGAGTTTGAGATTTTTGAAAGCTCAGATTATGAACCAACAGGTTTTGAAGATGATGTTTTAGGAAAAATGTATGACCAACAAAATTTAAAAAAGCTATCAGGAGATAATAATAAAATTGATATATCTGGATTTAATGGTTACCTAATAGAAAACGGATTTAAAGAAAGATATGCTAAGTTGCTAGAAAACGAAACAATATCTGAAGATGGAAGATATTACGACTATTCTGGAAACTACAATCCAACTTTGGCTGCTGATAAATTAAAATATGATTATCTAAAAAACTATTTAGCTGAAGTTGATTTACAAAATGTAAACAAACAAGTTATTGAATACGAAATTAAGAATGAAGGTAAAAATCCTTTTTTAAACGGTGATGTAGATAAAATAGATTTAAAACCTGCGATTGGTATAGATGAGCTTTCCAATTATATGGAGGAAGAATTTCCTACTTTATCATTTGCAATAAAAAAACAAAAAGCCGAAACAAAAGAAAATTATCAAAGAGAATTAGAAGGTGGTGCAGGTGGTGCAAATACTCAATGGTTGCTTGATGCAGGATCTCAGGGAGGTCGTTCTGTAAATGACAGGATAAATAGTTTTTCTGAGTGGGCTTATGATTGGGTAGGCATGGAATCTGTTAGTGATGATATTCAAATGAATCAAGCTGAAACAGAACTTAACAGAGATGATATGCTTAGATATACGTATGCAAGTGGTAAAAGCGCTTTTGCAAATGGTAGAGAGTATATGATTGATGACAACGGAGAAATATATGATTTAGATTTAAAGATAAGAGTAAGCAGCATATTAGAGCCTGAGCAAATAAAAGAAATAAGAAAACAAGTTCAATTAAATGGAGTTGATGGAAGTAGTTTTAGTGGCACAGGGGCAGCAGTAACAACTGCAGGTGTAGCATCTGATATGCTACTTCAGATAGCTCTTACTAGAGGTGTTGGAATGGCAGGTCAAACTGCAAGAGGAATTGCATTTGCATCTAAGTATAAGCAAGGTAGACAAGTTGTTTCTTTGTTGGAAAAAATACCTATGAAAGCTACAACAGCATCAGCTATGATTGCTCAAGGTACTTTAATGGGTAGCTCACTATCCTCACAGGTTAGAAGGTCAGCATTAGATGCAGGTTTATCAAATGAAGAAGCAGATTTATTAGCTTCTGAAGCAGGGACTCAGGGATATGCATTAGGTGTATTAACAGCTCCAATATCTACGCAGCGTGTTGCTATGGATAAGATATTTGGAACAAAAGTAAAGCAAAAAATTGTTGAGAATACAATTAATAGATATGCACAAGGAGCAGGGATTGAGGCGTCTAGGTCTTATTTACGAAAAACATTAGATGGAGTTATAAGAAATGTTCCTGTCTATTTAACTGAGGGTGGAAAAGAGTTTTTTCAAGAAAATATTCAACAAGGCGCACAAGCTTATATCATTGGTTCAGACATAAACGAACAAGCAGGTGAACAAATAATGAAGGAGACTATTAGTTTAGATGACTTTGCTAACACCTCTATAATATCTTTAACTGCAGGTATTTTAATGCCTGTTGCAGGAGATTTAAAAGCAAATACAACTAGGTCTTTTAGTATGACTGGAAGAGGAGGTAGAGCTATTGACCAAATAAAATCTTTAGCTTTACTAGCTAGTAATGTAAAAAAAACACAATCACTTTTAGATTCACAAGTAAAGAGAGGTATTTATACTCAACAGCAATCTGATAACTTAATAAGTGATGTTAAAATATTTAATGAAACCATTAATGGGTTACCATCAAATTTAAGTGCTGAAACATCTTTACAGGTGATGAGTGACTTAAATAAAATTAAACAATTAGAAGCAGAGAAAAAAGTATCTGAAGTTTTCGCACCTTATCTTGATGTTCAGATTCAGGATTTAAAAAACAATATAATTAAAAACAGCAACTTTGATTTTGTAAACAACAAATCAAAACAAAAGCTGATGGATGATGCAGGAAAAGAGCTAGTTTCTGAAAAAGAAGCTGCAGGTGAAAAAAACTATAAAATAAATAACAGCGAAATTAGAAGCAGAGCTGTACAGAACTTTAATAAGTTATCAATGGAAGAAAAGCAAGCCTTAGCTTTTCCTGTTGAAACAGCTAATAAAGCTGCACTAGAAAAAGATAAGGAAAGTGAAACTAAAACAAAAAAGGATGCCATTCAAGAGCCAAGCACAGAGGAGCAAGTGTTACCAGATGCTTCAACAAGCAAAGAAGAGGGGGGAGACTCCGAAGTGGGACTGCAACAAGTTCGAAAAGGAGACACTCAGCAAGTCACTACCGAAACGAAAGTCGAAGAAGGTGAAACGCAAACCGATACAACTAGCGACACGACTGCGGAGACAGATACTGAACAGTTAACAGAACCTTCTGCTGTAGAGCAAGATATGAGTGTGAACAATGAACTTGACAATAAGATTGAGTCATTTTCAAATAGAATAGCTGAAAGTGATTCTTCTACAGAGTTATCTGAAGAAGCTCAACAATTTTATTCAGAAAATCAAGAAGCCATAGATAACAGAGTTTCTGAAATACGAAAACAATTACCGAAAGATAAATCAAAAACAAGACGTTTAGCAACTAAAATTGCTAATGGAGATACAAATTATTCTAATGAGCAGATAGATTTATATGCTGCTAATGAAGCTGAGGTTAAGGCTGAGGTAGAAGCTATTGCTAAAACAAATAGTCAAACTGTAACAGCTGATACATATAAAGGTATTTTACAATCTATAAAAAGTACCACTAGAACTGATAAAGCTAAACAAGAAGGAGAAAATGCTCAACGTAAAAGATTTTGGAAATCTTGGAACAAGTCTAATAGAGAAGGTAAGCAAGATTTAAAAACTAAAAGGAAAAACCTTAATAAACAGATAAAAACATATGCTAAAGGTAAAAAGGGAAATATTACTGCAGCACAAACCAAAGCTGTTATAAACAAAGTTAATAGTGTTAATCTTGATAATCAGGTAGCTGTACAAGAATTAATAGAGTATTCGGAAAAAGTATTTAATGATGCTGATTACGCAGCAAAAATTTTGAAAGCAGAAAAGCTTAATAATAGAGTGACTACAAGATTAAATAAAGGAAACTATGGATTAAATCCAGACCTTATATCTAGGTTAGGGACTATACTAAATACTCCAACTAAAAATCTGACTAGTGAAAATATAGATGGTTATAATGATTTCTTAAGTAATCTTCTTAAGCAAAAACAAAATGTAAAGTTAGATGATCAGTTAGTAATAGATTCTCAGAACATGGCTGATTCTTTGTATAATGAAAACATTCAAGATACAGATGAAGAGACTGAAACTAAAGAAACTAAAAGTTTAAAAACTATAGTAGATAAAATTATTAATGAAGATGTAGATGGTGAAACTTTAATATTAGAAGATTCTAAGTTTATTGAAAACGACTTAGATAAACTAGATTCATTTACATTACAAACGCTTATAGATAAAATTAACTCAGCAGAGACTGATGAAAATCAAGAGCTTGTAGAATCTGCTAATAAATTTGCTGAGAATAGACAGGCCGTTATAACAAAAATAAAATCTAGGTCTAAGGGTATAAGTTTAAAAAGTCTTGACAATACAACTAAAGAAGCAGGTGGTGTTCAAGTGTTTCAAAACATTAAAGACAGCGACCTAATTGGCTTAACAGGCAAGCAATTAGATTTATTAGAAGTTAGTCTTGAAAACATTAATGATGGTCATTATACACACGCTGCAAACAAACTTGGTCAGTCAATAAATAGTAGGGCTTATGACATGCGTCCTTTAGTAGACAAATATGGAACTACTAAAAATAAAATAGCTATGGTTAAAAGCAGGGCAGAAGCTGCCTTAAAAGCAGGTTTAAAAAATGCTGTTAGTAGAGGAGCGAATTCTACAACATCATTAGAGATGCTGAGGACTAATCCTTTATCTGCAGTAGATAATGCTTTTGGGAACTATAAAAACAACACTATAAGAAATAATAGTTTTGAACCAATAGCCACAAAGTACAGTCAGTTTAAAACCTGGGCAGGAAGACTGACTGACAAGCTTGATGCTGTAGAGCAAATAATAGCTCCTACTTACAAAGAAGGAACTAATCCTGCAGTAAGAAGAAGGTTTGAAATACAAACATATTTATTAGCTTTAGAAAGCGAATCAAACGTAGGTAATAAAGGAGTTGCAGAAGCAAATGAATTTATAGACAAGACTATAGAAAACTTTAACGATTCTAAAACAGCAAGTAATTATACTCAAGCTGATATAGATATATTACTCGATATAAAAGCCAAGAATAGCGAAGGAGGAGTCATTACAACTAAGAAGATGAAACAAAATTTATCTCCACAAGTAATGAAAGCTATAGGTATAATGCAAGAAATTTATGGTGCTTTGGGTGACAAGCAAGCTTATGCCACAACTATTGTAAGAGGTAACAAACTAGACTTATTAAATAATTATGTTCATCACAAAGTTGATGCTACAAAAGATAAGTTAGACAAACAATTAATATCACAAAAAGAATACGTAAATGCAAAAACAAGTACTGAATCTAAATCGTCTATAAGCAGAACTCCAGGAGCAAAAGCAATTGATTTTGATCCTGTCGCTACAGCATTAAGATCTTTAAGAATGACAGGTATGGATTATTATTTAACTAATGAAATACAAACGTCTAGAAAAGCTTTAACTCAATTAACCAGACTTTCTGAACAAGAAAATGCTACAAAAGAAGTAATAGAAGCAACTGTTTCTTTGTCAAGAGCATATGATGAATCCATTGAAAATGTTTTGTCTAGTAATTTTAGTACAGATGTCATTGGAGGTAAGTATTTTGATATAGCAAGAAAAGTTGGTTATTATAGTACTCTAGCATCTGCTCCAAGAGCAGTAGCAGAACTTGGCAGTAACTTGACATTTGGATTGATGGCAGCTCCTAAAGAATTAGCATTGGGGTTAGGAAAATATTCAAACTTATCTTTAATGCAAAACGGATTATCTTTTGCAGAAAATGTAGGGTCTACAACTGTAACTAAAAACTGGGGTTCAGAAATACTAGGAGGTTCTAAATCAGAACAATCTGGTGTAGTTAGAAACAAAAAGGGAAGTAAACGAGCTAGTGGTAGTAATATTAAAAGCAGTCTTAAATATGCAGGTCGATTTGGTAAAAAATTTGCAGATGGTTCAGAGTTTCTAGCAGACAATTTATTAAGTACTCCTGATAAAATGGTTTCAAGACCTTTGTTTTTTGGAACTTTTGCTAGGGTCTTTAAACAGGAAACTGGCCAAGACATGGACGCAGATAAGATATCAAAGAATGACGAAGCGTATATGACTAAATATGCAGATGCTATTCAAGCCGCTAAGAGAGCAGCGGATGCTAAAGTTACTCAAGCTGCAACATCTAATGACCCATTTAGTGGTGTATTAAAAAATCAACTTTCAGATGAGGATGGTGCAAGAGTGATATTATATAAGTCAATAAATTCTTATATGGCTAGGTTTACTATTAATGAATTCGTAACGGCTAGACAAGCTGTTGCCTCTATGGTTGGACAAGGAGAAATGGGTGCTATTAAAGGAGGTGCTACATTAGCAGGAGTTATGACTAGAATGAGTATGTACGTTGTTATGTACAAAGCACTAGCTTCTATGTTTAATGGAGTGTTAGGTCTTGATGATGAAGATGATATAGATTACGAAGATTTAGGCACTAGACAATTAGTAGGTGCAGGAGTTTCTTTGATAACCAGAGGTACTTCAGGTAATTTTCCTATGATTCCAATAAATTTAGGTATTGAAAAATTAAACGAGGAATATGGAGAATCTTTAGGTTTATGGTCAGACAAAGATGGCAAAGGATATAATCCGTACGAACATTCATTAATCTTTAGTGTAATTAATCAACAAAAACTAGAAAAAGAAGGTGTAGCAGAGTCTGCAATAAGAATTGGCGCAGGGCCTTTAGCACCACAAGCTAGTAGTCTATTAAGAATGGGTGATTTACTTGCTAAAATGGGAAGTAAAGATAAAAAAGTTGCAGACAGAGCAGCGGCTCAGTTTCTTACACTAAGAACTGCTTTAGAGGCTAGTCAGTTTACAGGAGTACCACTACCACTATATAAGGATATAAGAAGGTATTTAATGGCTGACAATTGGTCTGACATAAAAGCTTCTAAACAACAAGATTTAAAGTTAAGTGATGAAGACTTTAAAATAATATATGGAGAAAAAGAGCTTAAAAAAAGAAAAGCTGAAAAATCTAGAGCTAGAAAAAAATATAAAAACAGTACTAGTGGTAGGAAATTAAAAAAACTAGAAGATGAATTAAAAAATTTAGAATTCTGATGATTTTTCTATAGGTTTATCTAATAAGAAAACTTCAAGTAAATACATTGGTTTTAATCAAACACATCAAACTTTTATCTTTAAAACACCAATATTTTTGTAAAATATTTATATTTCATAATTAAAATATATGAGTTAGCCTAGCTACTTGTCCATGTTCTTTTGAATGTATAAATCCCTCCACGGCTTTGACACCTCCTACACCGTATCCGTTTCTATGATGCCAAGAATCAGAGCCGCTTGGAGACCTTAATGATTCTACTGTGATACCATGATAGTCTTTACTAGACTTGTGGTGTATATGGTGTGTATAGATATATCGATGTTTTGTTTGAGACCACCACTTAGAAAACTCATTTGCCATAATTAAAGGAAGGTCAGCTAACTTAGCTCCATCCCCATGTGTAGTTCCTATTAGGTTACTACCATACTTAAATCCTTTTCTGTGAGCTATTGAGCAGTCAAATGTAATGTTATTGCTTTTTCTAAACCAAGATTGTATTGAGTCTGATAGCATAAATCCAGATATATAATCGTGATTACTTGGATTGTATACAAAATGTACATCAGCTACAGTCAGTAGTGTTTCTATAACATCTATGTATAGTTGTTTTGCTGTAAGGAAATTCTCATACCACATCCCATCTGTGTCTTGTGGTGTTCCTGCAGTAGTTTTCCGGTTAGGTTCGTCTATGTGTAGTATATCATTACCACCGACAAAAAGTATTTTATCTATATTGAATCCATTTGTTTTCTGAAGGATTCCATTGACTCCTTCTTTAACTCTTTTAACAGCTATTTGAGAATTATAGTCTTCACCTGTTTCAAATGAAGATGATAGTTTTCCGATGTGTATATCAGCAGGATCAATAACTAGAAGATGAGATTCATCTAGCTTTATTCTTTTTATTTCAGGATATGAAGGCGAGTGTTCATCCATCGCCTTAATCATATCCTTTCTAACTTTATCTAGAGATAATCCATTATTTTTAACATGAAGAGAAAAGTTTTTACCTTTATGCCAATAATGATTTACATTTTGGATTGGAATACCTTTTGAGTCGCATTCTTTTTTTAAAGCTCTATGATTTATAATCATATCATATTCTTCGTCATTCAGTCTAGGCCTATATTCCATATTCAGAAAGTTTTTGTATTTCTCTAAGTATTGAATTTAGATCTTTAATTTTACGATTCATTTCTATGTAATCTTCATCCATTAAGCACTCGTATATATCGTCAGTAATTTCATTAATGTTTTTCATTGTAACATTAACAAAACTTACTGATATATTATTTTTAGACATTTTTGTTGTTAAATTTACAAAAAAATAATTAAATTCAGTATAACGGACTTAAAGGACGGTAGTTATAATCTTTTAAAGCTTCTTTTGCTTCTTGTAAAGTAGCATAAAAAAACTGTTTTTTTAGACAATCTTCTTGATTTCTTAGCATTTCTATATCTATCTTAATTCCTTCAATAGTGTTTTTTCTTTGAGCTACAAATTCATTTTCAACTTTACTATAAACTTCCCGAAAATAACTATCATACTCAAGCAAATCTCTAGCTCGTTTGACTTGATGTATAATTGTAGCGTGATTTAATTTTAAAAACCTGCCAGTTTCAGCATATCTAAATCCTTTTATTTTTTCAAAAGAGATATGTGAAAATACTTTTTTTAAGTCTTGAACTTTTCTTGTTCTGTTTTTTTCTTTTACATCTACTTGATATAGTTTGTAAATAATATTGCTCAATAATGTTAAGTTTTTAATCATATAGTATTGTATTTGTCGTTTAGTAAAATAAAATGTTTGTCGCTATCACTTAGCTTTAGCTCTAGCAAGTCTTTCTTAGCTTCTTTTCTTCTTTTGCTTACTGGTAGCTTGTCAATTAGCTGTTGAATCTTTTGAATTAATTTTTTTCTGTACATAATTTATGTTATTTTTTCTGCTCCGTTTTTTTCTAATACTATTTCTGATGCCTTACTTATTTCTTCCTTGTCTATCTCATATGCAAGACAAATCTCCTGAATCTTACAAAAGTCATTGAAGTCAAACTTATTTAAAATCCATTCAATAAATACCATCTTATTGGTGATTAGCTTGTCAGCAAGGTCTCCCTTATCAACTTTCTCTACATTGTTGTAGTAATTCAACTCTATATCTTTTAAGTCGCTTACGGTCCTTCTGAGGTTGTTCTTTGTTTTGTATTTAAACAATCCAGTCCTGTCACATTCTTCTAAGTAGTGCAGGTTAATGAATGAAGTTAGTATCGCTCCACTAATTTTCTCTAATTTACGTTTTGATATTTCCATTTTATTTAATATAAATTCCTGTGTTTATTGCGTCTAAGTAATTGTTTAGTTCTATAGGGTATATATCAATTAGAATCGATGGAGTTTTTTTTGCTCTAAAATATTCTATTGAAAAGAATGTTGGTTTTTCATCATCATCATGAACTACTCCTGAAATAACTTTTATTTCGTCATTGGTATTTTGTAATCCAGATAACTTATCTATTTCTTTTGCTATTCTGTTTTTTACAGGTTCTTTAAAATTATGTATTGCTTCTAAGAAAAATTCATCTAATTCAAAATCTTCACCCTCTGTATACTTCTGTTTTGACTCCATGTTTTTTTAATTCTTTTAGTCTATATTCTTGTAAGGCAGACACCCTGCCCTCTGGCTTTTTTACTTCTGAAAATAGTACACCACAATTAGGTGGTATTGCTATAATATCAGGGATACCATTCTTATTTGTTTTAATAAGTTTTATTACGTAGTATCCCTCTTCCTCTAATTGCTTAATCCTCTTCGCTTGTATCTGTTGTTCTGTCATGTTCTATCATTTTTAAACCATACTTATGTGCCTCTTCATCTGTGTATTTATCAGCTGCAATCCCGTCAGGAATGTCAAAATATTGATCAAAATAGTATTCATAACTTCCTTTTTTAAAAGGGTAATTATTCCTTATGTAAGCTCCTGATGGCATATTGTATTTAATTTAAAGTTAATAAATCTTTTTTAAAGTGTTTCAAGGTGTAATCTTTCTTTTTACTTACTGCCTTGTATATTTTATCTTCAATACCTTTGGATGTAAACACCCAAAATATTTCATTCTTTGGCCTATCTTTAGTAGTCATACGATCACGACTCTGCCAATAACTAGTAGCACTAAAGTCTATATTATAGTACACCAAGTACTTAGCTTTTCTTAAACTAATACCTTCTCGTCCACTAACAATTTGTAACGCTATAGATTTATCTGTTGATTCAAATGTTTCTAAGTCAGTACATATATATTCACCATACACTTGTTTCAATGCATTAAGTTCTTCTTTAAACTTATAGAATATACCTATTTTGTGATTACAAAAGTTATCGTATATGTATTTAGCTTTAAATGTATCTAACACCATAGAATTACCACTCTCAAATTTCACAGTTCCGCTATACATTTGATGTAGCTTCTGCATTAATTTAACGCTCGTATCAGCTAGTATTACGTCTTTCTTTCCTTCAACTACTAAATACTTAGTTAGTCTATTACATAGGCTATAAATAGCTTCAGGCGCATCTACTTTAAGTATTGTTTCTTTTATGGAAGAATTAAACCCTGCTTCTTTTTGAGTGTATGAAATCATATACTTCTTCATATTATCTAGTATTGTTTCTTTACCAGATGAATAGTCACTAACTAGGAAGGAACCGATTCGTTTTGTTTTTGGAATAACATAGTCTTTAGCAAACTTATAGAAGTTAGCATAGTCTCTAAAAGGATTTCCTGCTATACTGTATACTTGGTGATACATCTGACTAAATGATTCAGGTGTAGGTGTTCCTGATAACAAAATAACATATGGATTGTTTTTAATGATAAGTTCCTTAACTTGTTTAGATCTTTTGCTAGGCTTTGGAAAAGCACCCATACTATGAGCTTCATCACACACTATAGCGTCCCAACCTTTAAGGTCTATCTTGTGAAGTGACTCATAGTTTATTACTGTAAGTTCAAACCGTGGCCTTAACAAAGCAAAGTCAGACTCTATACTACTTATAGCCTTCTTCTTAGTGATGAACAACGCCTTGTTCACACTCATAACATTATCTAATATTCCTAATGATGTAAGTGTTTTACCTGTCCTGACTTCCATAGATAAGTATACAAATCCATAATCAGACAAGCATTTGAATCCTTTTGATATAATTTTTTTTTGATAGTCTCTAAATTCAATCATTTAATTATTTATTTGTAATTTTCTTTTAAGTATTTGTATACAATTGGTAGTGCTTCTATTGCTAATGACTGATTCTTATACAAAACACTTCCTAATGTTTCCGTGCTGTAAATAGTGATATCTTTTTCTTTACAATAAAAACTACTCTTACCATTTGTAGATATGCCTCCTTTACGGATAGCAATTTTAAAGTTCTTACTATGATTCATAGGCTTTACATATACCTGAAAATCATTATCTATACACCATTTGAAATTAGAACGGCAATCCTTCTTCATTTTCATCTATTTTAAAATCTTCCTTTGTTTTGAATACAACATACTTACCATTCATATCTCTGTCATCATCTTTAGGTTTTATACCAGTCACGAATTCACCATACTCAACCAACCATCTGTTAAATTGAATGTTAGATATACTTCCTTTTCTGTTCGGTCCATAGTTAGGATATTCAGAAATCCAATCGAAGTACAATTCGTTAGTGTATAGTTTCTCGTTTAGCTTTAACAATGGATTATTCCTGTTTCTAAGTACACCACACCATTCTGCAAATTCATAATTAGTATTTATAGAAAGCTTATTGATGTCTACATTTTTAAAGTTACCCTTAATTAATCCGTTCTTTAAATAAAACATCAAGTTCTCAATCATATAATTGTCAAATGCACACCATTCCTCTTCATTCCATTCTCCAAACATTAATTTCCTGAACTCGACTAAAGGTGTAAATTCTTTAGTATAAAAATCAGCAAAATATATTTCCCACTTCCTTCTCTCAAATGAATTACCCTTTCCTTTTATAGGATAGTTTGTTGTGATGGCTACTTTAGGTGATTTATGAAATGGAATTTTGATTGCATCCTTGTTTTTCTTTTCCAAGGTAAGACCTTCCGTTACTACACTAAACAATCTCTCAAAATCAAAATGCTTTTTAACATCATCAAAACAAAGTACCTGAGTATCTGCAGACACAAGCTGATAAGCAAAGCTCTTCTCAAAGTTAAAAGACTTTCCGTCAATCGTAACAAGCTTTTTCATTTGAGATAAAGCATTCATAAACAATCCCTTTCCAGTTCCTCCTTCAGGATCCTCTGATAGATTCTCATCACCGAGTATAATAGCAGGACAGTAAGATAGGTTTTTGTATGCATGTAAAACAAATCCAATAGTACTACGCATACATTTTATTGTTTGCTTATTGCCTCCTGATACGTTAGATATAAATGTTTTATAGTCACAATTAAACGACTCACATATCTCGAAGTCCCTATCAATCACCTGGTCTTTCCAAACGTAACCACCTAAGTCATCATATTGTATTGTTGTCTTTTTGTTTTTAGTAACCTTTACTGCACAGTTCCTATAGTATAAGTAAGCTGTGTTTTTATCGTCTTCAATAAAATAAACATCTACAGTTCCTAGTAGAGATAGAAAGTCTTCTCTAAAGAACCTTGTCTTATCTGCAAAGTAATTATAAATAGACAAGTCATCTAAATTCTCTAGATAACCAAGTATAAAATCTTTTATTTCTTCCTCGCTAGTGTGGTCTATTAAATTACTATTTACTCTTACAAAAATAAAACTCTTACTTCCTTCAGGGCTAAACTTATAGAATCCATTGTCCTCTAAGAATTCTCTAAAGACATAGTGAACAATATTTATAACTCCCTTTTCATTCTTATTCCAAAACCTTTTATCGCAATCGCTATCCTCAACTTCTGTTATAACAGAGTCGGCTACACCACCATCAATACCGGATTCAACTAATTGATGGCGTATCTCTTTTTTTGAGACACCTCTCTTTAACTGTGAACGAACCTGAGTTACCCTTTCTTGATCTTCATAGTATTTTGTGCCGTGATTATTAATCTGTGAATATGCAGAATCAATGGTGGTTTTTATTTCACTTCTAGTAAATGTACTGCTCTCAAAATCACGCATAGTTCTTTCAGCAGAAGACTTTAAAACTCCATAGTCATTAAATGCTGCAGCAAGTATGTACACGTTGTTGTTCCTCTCCCCTTCAACTAAACCATATTTTCTATTCCACCAAGATAAAAGTATATCTATTATCGTATTATCATCTTTAATAGGTATCGTTTGTTTAGATATATTCTTTTCGATAACCTTATACTCAATCTCTTCTATTTTGTTCCACAGACTAGAGTTTACGTTTATGTATATCAAAGGGTCATAAGACTCATAGCATACCCTTGATATGTTCTTGCTTGTTTTATCAAAGTAATCAGAGTTAAAATGTTTCTCTAAAGACAAGAAATATTGTTTATGGTTATCAAACTCTTTAGGTATTTTTATGATAGCTTTCAATCCATTGCCACTAGGAGATATGAATACAGCATATACAAACCTATCTTTCGATAGTCTTTCCTTTTCAGACATCATATCTTTCTTGGTCTTATATCCATCAAAATCTAAACATATATAACCACTATGTTCCTTGATGCTGTCATCTGACCTCTTGTTAAATATTCCAGAGAAACATATAGCAGGTAAGTTCTTTTTTAAACCTTGGCGAACTTCCTTATCCTTCTCTGCTCTAATCTGTTTTATAAGCTCTTTAGACATACCTTCCTTTATTCTGCTAAGTATGTATGTTATATCTCTAAAGAAAGGCGTAGAAGTATCTTTTATGTTTCTGAATATTGTTATGTTCTTATTTTCCATTATGTTTAGTTTTCATCCCTATATATATATATAGGGAATATATTAATATTATTTTTTTCATTCCATATCTAAGGTAAAAAGTTAACATTTCAATCATTTTATAAAGAAAAGAAAAGGGATAATTATATATCCCTTTTCTTATAAAAAAATTGTGTGTTGATTTAAAATGGAAAATCTTCCTCTTTTGTAGGTGCTTGTTTAGGAGCTGCGTCCACACCTTTATTATTGTTCTTGGGAACAAATTGATCCAACTCAATGTAAGGAGATCCTGCCTTACTTGTCAATACGTTTAGGTTAACCCAACCGTTCTTTTGTCTCTCTTTTAAAAATGAAATTGCTTCTTCAACTTTTACGCTTATGTTTCCAATTACGAAATCTGGTGCGTTCTCTCTTCTTTTGAATAGAAATCCGTCTGCGAATACTTTTTCTTTTGACATATTAAATGGTATTTATTTTGGCAGCTTAGTTGGAGAAGCTGCTCTGACTCCTTAAAAAACTTTTTTTATGAGTGTGAACAATCTAAAACTCTTCACGCTCTATGTACTGTGTAATGTCTTCAGCTGAGTCTTCAGCAAAGAACTTCTTGTATACTTCAATAGCTTTGAGTACTTTATCTCTCCCTCTAAGTAAAGTTTCTGTAGATGGTTTAGATATTTTAAGTTTCAATGTAGTCTTATCTATAATATAAAACTCTACAGGCTTGCCGAACAATTGTTCATAGATGTATGCTTGACTATCGTAGTTGTAGTCATTAGCACTCCACTTAAACTTATCTATATTTCCAGTAGTCTTAATGTCTATTATTTTATCAGCTGTTATAATATCTGCTTTACCTTTCCATTTCATACCGAATATATTAGCTACCGCAGGTTGCTCATATATATTTCCTTCTGAGTATATGTCTGTATACATTTCAAAGTTAGACTTCATTGATTCAACCCAAGTACTAATGGTCTCCACTTCTTTAGTAAGTAAGACATCATATGGATGTAAATCATTATCTGAAATGTATTCTTTAAAAGCTTTGGTGCTTCTTGTAGACACATCCATAATAGAATATGTTTCTTTTTTCTCAGGCTCTAACATTGCTGTGTGGAAATAACCTCCCATTATTAATGGTAGACTCTTCTCGTTATTTCTAAAGTTTCTAGGATTCTTTAGTAAGCTATATATATCTGAATTAGATAGATACTGCTTACCAAAATCTCCATAATATTTAGAATCATCTTTTAAATCTTCTATTATATTACTTGACATATTTTCCCAATTCTTTTTTAAGTGATGTAGGTATAGTATATTTAATCTCTAATGTTGTTATTGTTTTTGAAAGAGGTTTATCCTTTTGTCCTTTCACGTAGTTAACAACATTCGTCCAGTTTTCAGTATTTATTTTCAGGATTGGATTTACTTTTGATTTTACTTGAGGTGCTGACTCACTAACATCCACTAAGTCTTCTCCTGCCCATAAAGACAATCCTAATCCATGCATAGCAATAGCCTTAGCCGTACTACGTTGAATAGTTTTATTAACTTCCATAGATGTAACTTTTTCTAATTTAAGTGATTTGTTACTGTAATCAAATATAGGTAGGTAATCAATATGTTCTATATCTCCTATTGTTACACCAACTTTTACATATGCTGTAGATCCATCTGTAAAGTAATTTAAACCTGTTTCTTGTGATTCATATACATGACGATTAACTTCAGGATATATGTCTTTAACTAGAGCCCAGGCGTAAGCCCAAGATAGATAACTATATTTCCCTTTATTTTCTAGCTTGTCTTTTATATTGACAGCTGCTAATGTTTTGAATGATGTTTTTGTGTTTGACATAATTTATTATAGTTTAGAAATTTTACTGTATTTATTAATTAATTCTTCCCTTAATGTTTTTAACTTTTTGTATTGCTTACGATTGTTTTGATTGTTTATCTCTTTTTTTATTTTATGGTTAATAACATCTATCATATCTAAGTATGTTGATTTTAAAACATGATATATACCTGGTCTAAAACCTAATTGTAGAAACACATAATAATGTTCTTCAGATATTAACTCATAAGACAATCCCATCTTTTTAGTATTGTATATTGAAATATCTTTACCTTTCTTTATAATCTTAATTCCTTTAAATATATAAGAGGTATAGGTATCATAATCTATCTCAATACTCATGTTGTCGTTTTTAGCTTGATGCCAAATTTCTTCTAAGTTGTATTTATACATTACTCTTCTCTCAACATTATTAGACATAAGTTTATAATCCTCCAAACATCTTTGTCTTTACTTTTTGAGATTTTATTTATTCCGTATTCAATGTTTGCTCGCTCTACGTTAAAGTTACAAGACTCCATAAGATTCTTAATCTCTGTCATCCTAATAGGTCGTTCATTACAAATGTAATATAACATAAAACGAGGTGTTGAGTAAATTGTTTTTCCACTCTTAGTAAAAAATTGTTCCCTACTTATGTTACATTCATTACATATGAAATTAACATACAAATTAAATATCCTGTTCTTCATTGTTTATATATTGAGTTCCTAAATTTACGAAATAGTCTTGCCATGAAAATGGCGTTTGATAGTTTGGGAGTGAGTCAATCTCCTCTTGTCTGTGCTTAATGAACTCTTCACTTGATCTTCCCATCAGTATAGAATTTATGTTTATGTTTATGCAAATATACTATTTTTATTCTAATTATTTACTTTTTATATTTTTTTAATGAAAGACTAATCCTACTTTATTTGTTGAGTTAAACCATTTTGTAGCCATCAAGTCAACAGATGAAGCATCAGTATAACCAGCAGATAAAAGATCGCTGATACTAGAAAATATTTTGGTGTGTCGGTGTTGTCTTTCATTTATTAAATGTTTTTGTTTCCCTGAATCACTAAATATAATATCATAGTTATCAGGGAGATTGGTTTTTAAAATCATATCTATCATATTGGTATAGCTGTAGAAGCGTACATCTGGATTCTGATTGGCTATTGTAATCCATTTAGCTAGATAACTACGTGAATAGTAGTCACCACTATCATGTACTCTTACATAGTCAGGACGTTTCTTTTTTATCTCTGCGTTAATCGAATCAATAAACTCTAGGGTCTTACTGAGTTGGTAACGTTTTTCAAATGCAGGCTGCACATTACTCCATACATATGCACCTTTCTTTGCATAACAGAACTTAACGCACTCGTCGGCCATAGGGCACGTCAGCTTGCCACTTGCTGACTTGTATGCAGGTATTCCAAAATTAAAAACCCTCAAATTGAGGGCTTTACTTGTCTTCTTTAACTTACTGTTTTGTGTTAATAGATTCATATTTCCATGTTTTTAATTATGTGTTCAATTACTTTTACTGTCCATCCGTTACCTAACATCTTGTATCGTTGTGCGTTTGACACGCCCTCTGTATAATTATCAGGTACTGTCTGTAATCTCTCGCACTCTACAGGTGTGAGCTTCCTCCAATTGTACTTCTCATTTATTATACCTTGATTGGGTGATATGGTAGTTAGGCAATGGGCTTTCTCTGTCAATGCCCTACCTCTTCTTGTTGTGCTAGTAGGATAAGATAAATCCAATCCCTCTCCAATACCTGCCGCAGCGTATCCTTTCTTTGTGGCTTCAGGAAAGCACACCTTGTCTTCTATCCTAATCATAGTGCGTTGGCTTCTCTCTATGCTGTTCCACCATACAGCACCATCGTATCTTGCTGTCAAACAATACGCTTTGCCTTTATTGGTTACCATTCTCTCGTCAACAATAGAACCCTTAAGCTCTCCGTCTGTTTGAATTATATCTCTAAGCGTTAGATGTTTATTTATTGGATTAAACAGGTAAGGTATATTGGTCCAATAATATCTTTTCCTAGTTTGTGCTGACACCACTGCTGAGTCTATATAAATAGGTTTTACCCCTAAATAATTTGATATTACATCTCTGCTTTCAGCATTCATCTTTACATTCTCTAACAAGAAATATCTAGGCTTACATTCTTTTATAAGCCTCAAGAACTCAAAGAATAACTTACTCCTTGGGTCGTCAAAGTTTAGATTCTTTCCTGCTCTACTAAACCCCTGGCATGGACTGCCTCCCATAATTAGGTCAATGCGTTTTGATTTAGGAACGTCTACTATATACTTAGACTCTTTTTCTATTACCAAACATTTTCTGTAATCGGAATAACTTAGCTTAGTTACATCCCCAACATGAATCATATCGGGAAAGTTTTTCTTTGCTATCTTTATAGCATACTTGTCAATCTCTGATGCGTAGTAGTTGTCTACTTTTACACCAAGATTCTTGAGGGCTAATTGTCCACAGGACATGCCATCGAATAGTGATAGTACATTCATTGTATATTTATGTTTTGTTCGTTAATAATCTCTCCGTGTTCAGCATCAGCTACCCATCTCCTTGCCTCATCTATTTCATCTGTGAACTTTGTTTGGTCATTTATTTCTCCACGATAATACAAGTGAACTTTAAACTTTTTTCTTTTTGGTCTCATAATTATAGTTTTATTTAATTTACCCCAAAGGGGGCCGTCTTTCCGTGCTGTCAGTCTTACTGCAATTATCAAGTTAATGATTACTTCATTCTGCTACCCCTTGACTTAACTATTTCTAGCATTACAGCGGCCTACATTAACGACAATTAAGGATTAACTTTGGTAGAGAATGTTATTTTTTGCAATCTATAAAAAAAGTATATAATATGCAAATAAAACACATATAAATACTTTTATTATTGAGTTTTAAAGATAAAAGTTTGATGTGTTTGATGTGTTTGATGTGGTTTGATTAAAACCAATGTATGCAAAACGCCCATACAAGTACAGGCGTTTAACACATTATTATGAGTGTGAACAACTTTATATTAAGTAATCTCCTCTATTGCTTCTTCAATAGTACCTCCTAAGTAGTCACTAAGACAGTAGTCATTGTAATAACCCTTACTGAATTTACCTTCTCCATTCTCGTAATCATTTGACAGGTATTGTATGTCATCATGGTCTGTTTCTTCCCAATCAGGTGTATCCCATTCAAGTGAACGAACGACTTCTCCATCTACCATATCAATCTCTGCCCCCCATCCTTGCTCCTCTTCATAAAAGTATGCAAAACTAGGGATGTCTTTACTTAGCTTGTTTATTATTAATTCACTAACAGAATTCCATGCTGTAGTGAATCTGTATGTACCATCGTCGTACTCTCCGTCATAACATCCCCACTTTGTCCCCCAATTTTCATGAGCCCAATCATACCAATTATCATAGCCACATCTATCTATTAAATCAATCTGCATAGATTTTGTCAAGGGGTATGATGGATACTTCTCTTTTTTGTTTTTCTTCATCTGCTCGTCATAATCTTTTTGACTAACAACACGAGCTGGACTAGCTGTGTGTACTAATTCATCAGGCATTTCTTTGTAGTACCTACATAGTCCTACATTAGAAATCTCTTTTAATTTATCAGCATACTTTTCTTCTACTGATATTTGTGCGTAAACGTGATTTGGCATAATGTTTATTGTTTTAAATTTATAATTTATTAATTGTTTTCTTGTGCGTGTTCCCATACCTCTGTATGTAATAACTCATCTACATAATTCCAATAGAACTCTGTGATGTTCATTCCGTTTAAATATACACTAGTTATATCCATGTCTGCTTCAGGTGGATTGTCGTGTGTGCCACTACTATAAGAGTAAGTATAGTTTATACTCATTTCGTATTGGTCTTGTTCGATGGTATATGTACCGTTTTTATCTATGCTCAAGAGTCTTAACATGATGCCCATCCAATGAATACATAGTGCGTATCTGTTTCGTAATACACACACTCTCTCTTATCTATGTTATCCAATGCATCATCATAGGCATCGTCATCTTTAGGTTCAGGTATCTTACCTTCCAACGTGCAGGTAGTTATTGTCCCGTTGTACGAATCGTGCCCGTGCTCGTGCAATTCATCTTCTCTTAAAGATTGGTAGGCTTCTCTTGCTGATTTGTAATTCTTTTTACTCGCTGTGTAATGAATGTTTGTTGCTCCCATAATTTAATTGTGTTTATTGATTAATAATTTCTACTTCTGTCCATACTGCTAAGTGTACTACTTCACCGCTATCTCTAGTGCAGTAACTATACATTCCATCTATGGATCTAAAGTTAAGTTCTTCTCCTTTTGTAATTTGAGGAGCATCTGGAGGTACTTTATCCTCAACTATTACTTTTATCCTACTGTTTCTAGGTACGTTATATAGTTTCATAATTTCTATTTATTTTAATTAATTTAGTTAAGATTGTAAAGTTTTGACCATCCAATAACAAAGTAAGAATCAAGTTCTGCCTCTTGGTCATCTTGAGTGCCATCTTCATTATATATTACGGGAAATGTCTCATATAAAAATGACCAACCATCTTCGTACTCTTTAAATGAATGTTGTGGGAAACAATGGTTTCCAAATTCGTCTTCTATTATCCAATCCATATTATTGTGGTTTTATTGGTTATGTTCTTCGTTGTAAGATATCGCAGAGTGAAATACCCACATACACTTGTTTATAAATTGTAGCTTAGTTAAACTTGCTTTTTCTATGGGGAATACGTCTAACATTTGCATATAAAAATCGGTCAAACCTCTGTCGCTATAACACCAACTTTTCTTGAAATCTTCGTATTCGTCACCTTGCATGAAATTCATGCCTATTATATTACGTTGTTCGTTGTACTCTAAATATACCCATCTTTCATTATCTTCACACCAAATGAGCTCTACTTTGTCTACCCTGTATGTATCTTTCATATCTGTTAGTATTTATATTTAATATCACTTATCTCTCTAACTATAATCTCATAAGAATTGTCGCAATACATTATTGCCCATTGCTTTGCCTCGTCTAGGTTTCTCTTCAGTATGAATGTTACTTCATCTGCATTGTATATCATGAACTTACTCATCTTCCTAAATATAAAAATGAACTAGTAATACATTCTTCCCTATTTACCCATTGCTCGTAACTTCTGTAGCCAACACGCACATAAATAATAGACTCCAATGACGCTATGCTTTTGCCATTGATATTGCATACTAATCTCATTTCTTCTTCGGTTGCGATGCTCATTACATCGTCCCATACTTGATTAAATTTCTCTTTACTCATATCGTATATATTGTGTGTTCATCTTTACCTCCTCCAATGAATGCTGCACCCCCATCGTTACCCTCATCATCTGATTGTAACACTAAGTATGTTCCATCTGTAAACATTATAGCTAGTGGTCTCTTGTACCAACCCATATCGTCTGCCTCATCTCTTGTCATGTATCTGCAAGAGTCTACTTTCTTTCCTTTCAAGATTTTCTCAAACCTTGCCGAGTGTTTTTCATCTGTTGTTTTCATTATAATTAAATTAAGTTGTGCCTACTGTTTAGGGTGTCGGCTTATCCCTTTGTTCACTCCTTCGTTCACACTCATCCTTTTACAAGGATGTTGTCATAGTCTCGAAATTGTATTAGTGTTTGATGCCTTGGTCGTACATCTAACTGTACCACATGAGGCCAGGCTTATTAATATTAATAAAGCAAACGATATTGCCATTATACTAATGAATACTTTAAAGGATTTTTTCATAATTATTTATTTAGTTGTTTAATTGTTTCTTTTAGCCTATTCTTTAGTTCCTTATTCTCTTTGTCTACCTCTTTAATTGTCATACTTAGTATAGTGTCTAAGTCTGGCAAAAGATTCCTTGCGTTAAATACTATTGTGTCTTTTTCTGTGTGTAAATGTACTTCTCCATTCTCAGACCATATAGAAAGCAATTCGTTTACGTATGTGTTATTCATATCTTTATTAGTTTAGTTGTTTGTTCTTATTCCCGTTTTTATTATTTCCATTCCATTGTACACAACATCACCATTTTCGCATATATCAACTGTTATGTTTTCTTTTATGCAATTATCTATGTCGTAACGCTCGCAATAGTTTTGTTTTATATATTCTTTTATTGTTTCCATATCTTATTTATTTAATTGTTAATTGTTTTATTTTTGTTTCAGAAAGGTATATTGTATCCCCCGTATTTTTTATAGTGTAAGAATATAAGCCACTTAGTGTGTATCCGTTATATTCTATTTTTAAACCCTCGTATATTAGCTCGTTCATATCTTAGTTATTATATTATCTATCTCTATGTTTTAAAAAATCATTAGTACTTAAATCTTTAATTTCACTAGGCCTCACAAGTTCTTGTCTTCCTGTTTTATATTCTATAATGCAAATATCAAAACCGTAATGTAATAAATTGACCGGCTGGTTTTTGTATAAATAATTCATAGTTTATTATATTTTAAAGGTTGTTAAATTGTTTAATGTGTTGTTATAATATTTCTTTAACCGAACTATTATAAGCTTGTTTATTTCTATCCTTTCCTTATAATACAAAGTCAGACTAAAGGAAGTACCCAAGTCGCTGTCTTCATCTTTTACGTGCTTACTATTTCTTAAATTGTAGCTTTGCACTTGATTTATAAGTTCTAAAATTCTTACTAGTTTTTCTAAATTGTTTAATTTTTCTTGATACATATTTTTAATGTTTGTTTAATTAAATTATACCCTCGTCTCCAAAACTAAAATATTTTAAAGACTCATCTTCTTTAGGTGTTAGTATTATATGGTCTAATACTCTAACATCTAAAAATTGTAACCCCTTTTTTATTTTCTGTGTAATTTCTTTATCTGCTAGGCTTGGCTTTAATTTTCCACTTGGGTGATTATGTACTAATATTACAGATTTTGCCATTGATTGAACAACATATTTAGCGATAACTAAAGCATCAACTATAGTACCTGCGATTCCTCCTTGAGATATTTTAACATAGCCAATTGTATTGTTTGCGTTGTTTAGCATCAACACGAAAAAACTTTCAATAATATCGATATCATTTTCGTAAAAACAATACGCATAATTTGCAGCGTCTGAAGATTTTGTTATTTTAATTTTTTTGAAATCTGTTTTCTCTCTTATTAAAGAAAATTTAGGAATATTCGTTTTGTATTCTTTTGTCGTTGTCTTCATATTTTTAATGTTTGTTTAATTCAATTATAAAAAATACTACCCACGTTAACATATAGGCTATAGCTAGCATAATACCTACCGATGCTAAGAACCAAACACTTAATCGTAATAGACTAGGTCTGGGGTTTGTACTCATTCTCATAGACTTCTTCAGATACTCCTTTCGTGTTAGCACCTCTACTCTTTTTGTATTGCTTCCGTCTACACTTACGTGTTTAATGTGTAGACCCGTTGATGTAATTGTGTTCTTCATAATTTATATATTAATCTTTGTGTAACATTATTGTTCCTGCATCGTTCCACTCTGCAAACCAACCTCTATCTCCTAACCATTTGTACATAGTGTTATGTACCCCGAATGTGTATTTACTATAGTTCTCTGTGTAGTAGTCAAACATATCTAATCCGTCTTTCATCTCTACGCTGTACTCACCACTCAACCAAACTCCACCTGTCTCTCCGTTGAACTCTTCTGTCGTGCTTACAAAATCTATGTTCCACTTTGTAAACAATTCTTTAATCAATTTGTCTCTACTCATCTTAATGGTTTTTATTTATTAATAACATTTCTTTCTTGATGCTTTTCTCTACTTGTTCGAACTTCTGAATCTTCTTAGCTTCAGTCCAGGTGCATCCCTCTATTCTACTGATCGCTTCAATCACTTCATTTCTCTTTTGTATTAACTTAATTGTCGTGGCGAATTCTCCCACTCGCACACGAATTATTCTCTTTCTTGTTCCCATTATTTTCTATTGTTTTATTTATTGATTAGAAAAGACATAGGGAGTCGAACCCCATGTCTCTTTTCTTTCTACCTCTAACACGCTATTTATTTGCTATATACGTCTACGTGTTGAGTTTGGCTTCCCTAGGGATTGTAGTTGCCCCGAGCTATAATTTTAACGGTTTATAATGCTTTGCCTTGCTCGGACTACATCTCACAATCTTTGATGCGTTTCAGTTATCTAATGGATTGGTGCGAGACAATGCTACGCAGGTATCTTGTACTTATAGTGATAGAGACAATGCTACTATCACAACAAGATGGTTCTTCTCCATTTGGATTGATTTTTGCTACAAACTCGAACAATACCTTTACAACGTCCGACCTTTCTCGCTTACATTAAAATGTAGGTACTCAGTCTTTGTTGGTTACTTGCTAACTAACAACAATAGGTATTCCGATATGTTTACACTTGCAATTCTGTTAAGTGGTCAAGCCTACTTTGTCGAGCGTTTTAATGGTCAAGCCTAAAAAAACTAATTGCATTTTGAAAAGTGAAAAGAACTTGTATTTTAAAGCCTTTACGGGCTATTTTGCGAGTGCTAAAAATTGAATTTTAACTTTGTACTTGAATACAAATAACACCCGTTTAATGCTGCTAATTAAGATTTTTTTGCATTTGCTTTTTTAAGGTTAAATTTGTGCATTAATGCTGTCTTTATGCTGAAATCTTGCTTTAGTAATTTAACTATAGACTGTGCTAATTGAGAAAAGAAATACACTGAGAAACTACCGTCTTTGTTTTGTCTCACTGCATTTATAGACAAATCAATTAATTCTGAATTTTTGGTAATAGCGTTTATTACTTTGTTCGCAGTCAATAAGTCAGCTAAATTTTCGTAACCACTGTCTTTTAAGTCAACTTTGTTTTGCAGTCTTTTAGCCTCTACTAAATTAGCTTTTGCATTAAATTTAAACTCTAGTTTTTCAGCTTTTCGAACATTACTAGCCAAATGCGAACTTTGAGGATTTGCGATTCTTTTTTTGCGTCTTTCTTCTTTCTGTGCATCAGTTAAAACTATCTTAACTAACTCATTTGCAGTCTTTTTTACTACTACTTTTTTCGTGTTACTTGTTGCTTTTGTATTCATCTTGTAAAGTTTTTAAAGGGCATACAGATTGTAACCCGATGCAAATGTACTTTTTATATTTCAATAAAAAAAATAAAATGCACAAGAAATGCAAATAATCTTTAGATCTTTTAAATTTAGTTTTGATTTTTTTATGTTAAAGTGCTGATAATAAGCGAGATAGCTTTTACTGTGTTTTCTGTATTTTGACTATTAAAAAAAAAGACACGATATCGTATCCTTGTAGCTATAAGTATTTCTTTTGTTATCGTATTTAAAAAAATGGGTCAGAGGTAACCTCCTTTCGTCATGTTGTTAACTAACCAAGAAAGGAATGAAGGAAGGAAGGAAGCGAGGAAGCGAGCAAGCAAGCGAGCAAGCAAGCAAGTAAAAAAGCTAAAAAATTACAACAAAAACAGAATTATATCTACCCCCCCTAGTAAAAAAAAAGATCACTTCCCCTGGCAAGATCGTCGTGTATATTATATTATTACCCAAACACTCTAGATATATGATATATTATTTTTTGTATCTTAGCTGTTTAAATATAAAGTTATGTCTATAAAGAATTCAATAATGCAAGAGCATTTATCAAGTCGTAATAAGCATGAGATGATTGGTGGGAGTAGTTACTATGAAACTGGTATTTCTAAATTTGCAAGAATGCGAAAAGATAATAAGCAAAGAACGATAGTTCAAGATATCGCAGATGGTATAGAATTATCTGAACGTAAAAAAGAAATAAGAAATTTTCTAAAGAGTTAACTTTCTTTCCAGAGTTATTTTGTGTTTTTGGAGGTGAGCCTATGGTTTGCCTCTTTTTTTGTTTTATTTATGCTGAGTTCTAATAATTTATGCTGACTTTATGCTGACTTTATGATTGCTTTTAGAACCTAACTTCTTGATTACTAATACTTATGTTAACTATGTTAACTTTTTTTCTATTTTATAGGGAAAGTAAATTATATATTATATAAACGCTCTATATATATATAGGACACCTTATTTCTAACATTGCTCATATTGTAAAAAGGTTTATATTTGTACAAATTAAATTTAAATAAATGAATCCAAAAGAATTACACTTTGATCAAGAGGGTAGAGATAAGTTGTTAGATGGCATTACTTCAATGTCTAAAGCTGTAAAAAGCACATTAGGGCCATCAGGCCATACTGTTATGATGGAGTCACCCAACCACACTAAGGGAATGACTATTACTAAGGATGGCGTTACTGTAGCTAAGAACTTTGATTTAGAAGATCCTGTAGCTAACTTGGCTGTTGGGTTAATGAAGGAGGCTGCTGACAGGACTGCTTTAAGTGCTGGTGATGGAACGACTACTGCGATTGTTTTAACTGAGGCTATTATAAAGAATGGGATGATTTTCTTAGAGGAGAATCCTAATGTTAATGTTCATGATTTGATTAAGGATATAAAAACAGATAGTGAAGATGCGATTAAGTATTTAGATAAAATATCAAAGAAAGTTTCCGGTAAAACTTTGGAGAGTGTTGCTACTATATCTGCGAACAACAATAAGTTTTTGGGGAAGATGATAGCGAATGCGTACAGGGATTTAGGTAAGGACGGTAAGCTTGCTGTTGAGAATAGTAAGACGGAGAAAACATATTGTGAGATTACGGAAGGAATTAAGATAGACAGAGGATATTCTTCTAAGTTGTTTATTAATAATCACCGAAAGGATGAGTGTATTTTAGATGATGTACTTATTTTGGTAACGGACATGGAGATTAATAATATTCTAGAGATTGAGTGTATTCTTAAGCCTATTATAAATCAAAAGAAGAGTTTACTAATAATTGGGAACTGCGCAAACAACGTAACCAATACATTGGCTGCGAATGTAGTTCAGAATAATTTAAAGCTTTGTAATATAATACCACCATCGTTTGGTTACAAGACGAATGAGTTGCTAGGTGACATTGCTCTAGCGACAGGAGCAACATATTTTAGCGAATCACAAGGAGACAACTTAGGAATGTTGACCATGGATAATTTAGGGAGTGCCGATAAGATTGTTGTAGGTAAATCTGAGTCTACAATCGTAACAGGTAAACAAGATTCAGAAGATATAGTAAAAAGAATAGAGGAGTTAAAGGAGCAAAGAGATATGAACTCTAACAAAAACGAGAGAGATTTTATTGATCAGCGCATATCTCTCTTGATGGGGAAAGTAGGTGTGATATATGTTGGAGCGAACTCTGATATTGAGCAAAAAGAGAAATATGATAGAGTTGATGATGCTGTGTGTGCGGTAAAATCTGCTATGGAAGAGGGGATATTACCAGGTGGAGGAGTTGCATTACTAAGATATGCTGACAAAATGATTGGAAAAAGGTCAGATGTTCTTAGAAAATCGTTTTTTTCACCATTTGAACAGATATTAGTTAATGCCGGGAAAGACCCGATGACTGTTGTTCGAAATATATCGGACTATGTCAACAAAGGTTACGATGTAAAGAACGATAAGTATGGTGATATGTACAAGATGGGTATAATTGACCCTGCGAAGGTAACAAAGAATGCATTAAAAAATGCTGTAAGTGTTGCTACAACAATACTAAGTACTAACGCAATAATGACAATGAAACGTAAATGAAAGCAATAGGTAAGTATATAGTTATAGAAGAGATAAAGGAAAAGATTAAGACCGAATCAGGTATACTTCTTACTTCTGATGACAGCAATCAGTTAAGATATAAGAAAGGGGATGTTATTATACCAGGGACGGATGTTGTTACTGTAAAAGAAGGCGATAAAATTTACTATGATAAGCGTGCAGGGCACTCTATGAGTTTAAATAACAACATAGTTACAATTATAACTGAAAACGACGTTGTTGTTGTGTTATGATAAATCTTTTCGTTCTTGATTCATTTTTTTAATCATTTTACGGTAAACTTTATTACTGTATTCGGTGGTTTGTTTAAACATAGGATTCCGTTTTCGATCTTCGGAGATGGATTCCTCTTTGTTTAGTTTTCTATAGATAGAATTACACACTCTTTTGCCTTTAAATCCAAGCTCATATAGTGTTGATTCTTTTCCTTTTCGTTCTCGCCATTTTATTATCCATTTATCATTGACCATTTTATGGAATCTGTTCTTATCCCATGACATTATTTCGTTAAATTCATTAAATTCTTCTTTAGTAAAGAGTCCTTCGCTGTAAATAAACAACATCATTTCAATATCTGCTGTAGTTAAGTTATATTTTGCTCTTGCCCATTGTTTTACAACCTTCCAGTACTTTAAATAGTCGTTTTTAGGCATTTTACCTGAGTAAAACGTAGGTGATTTCTTTGGAAATTTCATTAAATTTAATTTTATATCTTTGTAAATATAACCAAAATAGATGGCATTAGGCAGAACGGCAAGATATTACAGGGATAATCCGGAAGCACGGAAAAAAAGACTAGAATATCAAAAAAGATACAATGCTCGTAAGGGTCAGATAGCTAGAAGAGTTGATAACAACAGAGAAAATCATGAAAAAGGCACATATGGAAATTATGATGGAAAGGATGTTTCTCATAAAGGTGATAAAATAGTATTAGAAAAAGAATCTAAGAATAGAGCTAGTAAAACAAATACACCTGGTGATATAAGAGCTAGAGGAAAGAAAGGAAAAGGAAGAAGAAACCCAGGAAACACCGGTGGTAGATAATATGGCAAAGAAAGGAAGAACTAAAGGAAATAAAATATGTCCATCAGGTATTGCATGGGCAAAGAGGACATTTGACAAGTACCCATCTGCATATGCGAATATGGCTGCTAGTA